TGCTGACAAAGAGTCACCAATGGCTGCTTGGAACAGAAGGTTCATCATCTTTGCTATTCTAGGTTTAATAATATTCACGCAAGTAGCACCAGTATTATTCAACGTAGAAACTGTAATACCTACAGTACGAGAAGGCTTTAGCCTACTGGGTTTTACTATTACACCAGACCAGATTGAGTACGTAACAGTACGAGGTTTGATTAAATTTAACGAAGTATTTGCTTGGGCAACTATGATTGTAGAGTTCTACTTCGGCGCACAACTAGCTAAGGGCAAATAACAAACAAAAGGAAACTAATATGGCAACAGAAGATTTAACAGGTACTAAGTACCTAAACAACCTAAACTCTAGCAACCCCGCGAGTTCGGACGCAAAGTCATTTGGTGACGAACACCTTAGAGGTATTAAGAATACTCTTAAGCTGTCTTTCCCGGGCATCACTGGTGCTGTTACAGCCACACATGAGCAGCTTAACCACACTGTCGGTGTTACAAGTGCTATACAAACACAACTAGGTGCGTTGACAACATCAGTAGGTACTAAGCAAGCAACCCTTGTAAACATTACTGATACGACAACAGCCAATGGTTTTGGTACACGTACAATCAGTACCTCTTCCCCTAGTGCTGGTTCTAATGGTGACGTACATTATCAGGTATAGTAAATGACTATTAAGGTAAAAGACGCAGGTACATTCAAGGAGGCTGAAGAGGTTCACATCAAAGATGGTGGAACTTGGAAGCGTACTAAGAAAGTACACGTAAAGGATGGAGGTGTTTGGAAAGAAGCACATCGTAGTGTGTGGTCTTATACTGTGTCCTCTAATACTAATAAGCTAGACTTAGACGAACTAGCAGGTATTGACAAGTTCTATGATGTAATAATAACTATTAACTCTGGGGTGTATGTATATTCAGATGACCCTACAGTCCCTGCTCTTAAGACAGGCACAGGCTATGGTGGAAACCTGACCATTATAAACAACGGCTACATATATGGTGGTGGTGGAGCAGGTGGAGCAGGTGGTGCTGGAAATGGCTCTGGCTCTGGTACAGTGAACAATGGTGGTGCTGGTGGTACAGGTGGTTCTGCTCTTAGTTTAGAAACAAACATAACACTTACTAACAATGGCTCAATCCTTGGTGGAGGAGGTGGTGGTGCAGGTGGTGGTTCAGCCTTCCACGAACACTCTGTCGGAAATGAGGATATAACAGGCGGCTCTGGTGGTGGCGGTGGTGCTTCATATGGAGCTGCTGGTGCGGCAGGTGTTGCGGTAAGTGATAACAACACCAACGGTAACATTGGCCAAGCAGGTGGGTTTAACACTTACGGTACTGGTGGTGCTGCGAAAGCTAACATTCACGGTCACGCGACTGGTGGTGCTGGCGGAAATGGTGGTGCACAGGGTCAGGCTGGCTCTAACGGAAGCTCTGGGAGTGGTGGTGGAACAAGTGGTGATAAAGAAGGCTCAGGAGGTACAGGCGGTGCTGCTGGAACAGCTATTGTAACTAACGGATATACATATGCCTAGTCAAATAACTAAACTGAACCTGAACGGTATTAACACAGACATAAGTGTCTATGAGCTACCAGAGACAACATGGACTAACGGCAATAATATTGTATTTGATAACGACCTTACAAAGAAAGCAACAGGAACTGCTGATGTCTTTGGCAGCACCTCCATAGCACCTTATTGGTTGTTACCTTTTCAGTCTGCAAGCCTATGGTTATATGCAGGTGCAGCGGCTATATATAAACTCAGTGGTTCTACACACACAGCTATAACAAGAGCAAGCGGTGGTTACACGGCTACACAAGGTGACTGGAACGGTGGTGTCTTAGGTGGTGTTGCTGTGTTGAATAACGGAACAGACGCTCCACAACAGTTTGGCTCTGCTGCTGCTGCGTGTACTGACTTAAGTAACTGGACAGCCGACTCAAGAGCAAAAGTCATTAGACCTTTCAAAGAGTTTCTGGTAGCTTTGAATGTTACTGAGAATTTTGGTACAGCTTCGGTAGCAGAGTACCCTTACAGAGTTATGTGGTCTAATCCTGCTGACGCTGGAAGTGTTCCTACTTCTTGGGACTACAGTGACGCAACAAAAGACACTGGTTACGTTGACCTGTCAGAAACTGACGGTGTTATTATTGATTGCCTTCCTTTAAAGGATTACAATTTCATTTATAAAGAAGACAGTGTGTATAATATGTCCCACGTAGGTGGTGCTTTTATATTCAGTTTCTCTCAGGTGTTCTCAGAATCAGGTATTCTCTCTAGGGACTGCGTACAGTCTTTTGATGACAAACATTTTGTTGTTGGAGTAAATGATATTTACATACACAACGGACAAACTAAACAATCAGTTGCTGACAGAGTTATTAAAGATGAAATATTCAGTGCTATAAACAGCACACATTATAAGAATACTTTTGTCACTGCTAACCACAAAGACAGTGAAATGTGGGTTTGTATTCCTTCTCAAGCAAGCTCAGGAGAATGTGACTTGGCTTATGTTTGGAACTACTCTACTAATATGTGGTCTAAGAGAGACCTACCTAGTGCTTCTTTCATAGCACCGGGTATTGTAAATGACTCTAGTTCATACACACAAGACTGGGACTCTGATACTAATAGCTGGGACTCTGACGACACAGACTGGAACTTTACAGGATTCAATCCTACACAAACAGCACTTCTTATTGCTTCAACAAACAGTAAATTAAGAAAGGTTGACACGTTCCAAAACTCAGGCTCTGATTATTTATCTTGGGTAGAGAAGACTGGCATGTCTCTAGGTACTACCTTGAATAAAAGCATACAAAAGATTGTGCCTCATATAGAAGGCAACGGTTCTGTTGATTTCTATGTAGGAACAGAGAGTGTGCCTAACGCAGGTGTATCTTGGAAAGGTCCTTACAGTATTACCCCGGGCACTCACTCTGATATACCGGTAAGAGCTAATGGTAAGTACGTCAGTGTTAAATTACAATCACAAGACTCTAACCACTGGAGTTTAACTAACCTAGAGCTTCATTGGAAGCCTTCAGGTAACAGAGGCACTGGTGTATGAGTATACGCTATACAAAAAACCCTGTTCCTGATGACATAAAAGACATACCTGCTTATTTACAAAGAGAGCTTGAGAGAATATCCTTTGTTATTGGTAATATTGCTGACGGGCATATGGAAGTTTCACACGTAGCTCCTGTAAGACCACGTGACGGTGACATAAGGTACGCAGATGGTACTGACTGGAATCCGGGACACGGCAAAGCTTTGTATTATTATGACGGTGTTGACGGACACTGGCACAAGATTCAGTTTACACACGCATGATAGAAGGTGTCCTGTCAAAGGACGTTGATGTCTGGTGGCCTTACGTTGAAGAATACTTGATTTCAGCGTTGAACTACGGACTAGGCGAGTACACTATAGAGGACATAAAGAAGTCCTGTATAATGAAGGATATGCAGCTCTGGGTAAACTTAAGTAACAAGGTAGAGGGTGCTTTCGTTACTAAAATAAATACATACCCTCAAAAGAATATACTTGTTGTTTTGTTACTAGGTGGTAATAACTTCAGCGACTGGAAAGACGAGGCAGATACATTGTTATCTGCATTTGGAAAAGAAAACAACTGTGAGTACGTGCAGTTAGCTGGTAGAAAAGGCTGGAGTAAGGTACTACAGAACTTGAACTATAAAGAAACAATTAAATTCTATACTAAGGAGCTAAGCTAATGTCATTCGGTGACTCTATAACTACTACAAACTCAGAGCCGTGGGAGGCTTCTCAACCCTACATTAAGCAGGGCTTTGGTGAGGCTGCCAACTTATATAACAACTTCACGCCTCAGTTCTACCAAGGACAGACGCAGGCAGGCTTTAGTCCTGACCAGCTAACTGCGCAACAAGGCACTAGGAACTTCGCGGTTGAAGGTGCTCCTAATGTAATGAACCCTGCCTTGGGTGCATTCCAATATGGTACTTCAGACCAAGTACTGGATGTGGCTAATAACCCATACGTGACTGGCATGGCACAGGCAGCAGCAGACAGGGCATACTCAGGTTTAACACCTCAGCTTGCCGGTATCCGCAGTGGTGCTGTACAGTCTGGTGGTTATGGTGGTAGCAGACAAGGCATCGCAGAAGGAGTAGCAATGGCTGGTGCAGCAGACGCGGCTACACAAGCAGCAGCAGGTATTTATGGTAATGCTTATAGCCAAGGCCTTGGACACCAACTAGGCACGCTTGGACAGGCAGGTAGTCTTATGAATACAGGCTTCCGTCCATACCAGCAACTACAAGCCAGCGGTGCACAGCAACAAGCAAGAGAGCAGGCGCTTATTGGTGATGCACAAGCACAACACCAGTTTGAACAGAACTTACCTTACAACCAGCTACAACAGTTCCAAGCAGGAATAACCGGCCTCAGTCCTTTGATTGGTAATGCTGGTATTACAACTACTACACAACCCGGTCCTAACCTTATGCAAGGCATTGGTTCTGCTGCACAAATATACAGCAACCTAGGTGCTCCGGGCTGGGACAGTATATGGGGAGGTGAGTAATGGCTTACACATACGGACAAGGTTTAAGCAACACAGGAGCTGCATATAACTTATGGGGTACTCCAGCCTCAGCACCTAATCCATATTACACGCAAGGTCCTACATATACTAAGGGCTTGTATGACTACAGCCCACAGCAAGCAGAAGCACAGCAACAAGGTCCTTCTTCTCCCAGTATAGACAGGACAGGCATGGAAGACATGACAGCTAAGCAAGCTGCTTGGTGGGCTGAGCGTATGGGGTTAGGTGGTCTACTTAGGTATGGTTCTACTGATGGTTCTGGAGTACCTATTGAGGACATCGCTGTTGGTTCACCTTCATATCCTAACACAGCTCCTCCTTCTATAATGAACCCATACCCATTCCAAGAGTATACAGTTCCTTATGGTTCTTCAGAGGACTCTTTGTTAGGTAATAACCCTGATGTTAGGAGTGAGACAATCAATGAGGATGGTACAGTTACTTATCAAGTAGAAAGTTCTCCTGTTGACCCAAGAGCGGCTGCTTTTGTAAACAGTCCAGACTTTGACTCTAACTATACTAACGGCACTATAGGTTCTGTACCCGGCTCTAACCCATATACTAATAATATATTCCAGTTTGAGCAACTAAACAGTCAGTTCCCAGAGGCCAATAGAGATTATTACATTAACGAAATAGACTTCTCTAGTCCAGAAATAAGAGGTGCTTATGCTGAAGACCATTATAGTAATGTGTTTGAGCAGCCTACTGTTTATGACCCATTCGATTGGTTCTAGTACTGATATGGCAAGCCTGTTTGATGATTATAACGAAGATGATATATACAACGCGTTTAAATTTGCTGAGACTGGTTCATTTAACAACCCTTGGATACGTACAGTAGCACGTAAGACACCGGGAGGCAGTACTGCTTTTGGTCCTGTTCAGATTACCGGTGGTTTGTTGGATGACTTCTATAAGAATGAACGAGGTGTCTGGGATAATAACCAAGACATCGCTTCTAAGTTAAAAGGACAAGCCACATTGTTTAACCATTTTGGTAATGAACCTGACAGAGCTGGGTTCGGTGAAGGCTTGTTTGACTACGGTGGTACTGGGTTTGGGTTTAATGATGAAGAGAAAGGCCAATACAAAGTATTAGCCCAAGACATGATGCGTGATATGTGGAAGAAGAATAAGAACAAAAAGAATGCAGTAGATGAATTCATTAATGCTTGGAGAGGTAAGACCAAGGATGAGGATTCAGATTACTATAAGAGATTTAATAAATATTTAAGGAGTTTATAATGAGTTACTGTAGCATTAATGGTACACCAAGTGCAATAGGAAGAGGTGCTTGTGAGGCGGGTGGTGGTACTTGGGTTGAGTCTGGTAAAGAAGGTGCTAGTAACTTTGACACAGTGAGTGGTTATGTATCAGACTATTGGGAGAACACACCTGCTTGGGAAAAGGCCCTAGATGCTTCTATGGTTATTCCCGGTTTAGGTTTGATTGGTCTTGGTGGAAGGGCTGCACTTGCTGGTGGCAGAGCTGCACATAAACTATACAAAGGTGTTGACCTAGGTAAGAAAGCTAAGAAAGTCAAGTCACTTACTGACCCTTTGTATAGAAGCCAAAAACTTAGTAAATCAGGTAAGCCTGTATATAAAGCAGGTAAGCCTGTATATGGCGGTGTGTCTCCTTTTAAACTAGGTAATATAGCTTCTGTAGGTGCTTATCCTTTCCTCGCCTCTAAGGCGGGTTCATCACAGCCTACCGCAGGACCATCCTTCCTGACTCAGGAACAACAACGTGCTCAGACGGTTGACCAAAAAGCACCAGAAAAACCTAAGACAATAGCTGAGCAGATGAAGACTAAAGACTACTGGATGCAGCCTATGAGTGGTGCTCCGGGTGATACGCGTCTAAGCCGTATTGGCAGGCTTATTGGTGAGATGGGTACTGCTCCTCACTTACGCAAAGGTAGTGTATCTGATGACTTTGCTAAGAGGGCTAATGAGGCTGATGCTGTAACACAACGCGCTGCTGCCGCACAGTCTGCTGGTTCTACAGATTTTAAGACTATACCCTACACCAGCTTCCGTAAAGAAATGGGTGGCTACTTCGATGAGAATGACCAAAGTTTCTTAGGTTTCGGTGGTCTTAGTGGTGAAGAGCAGGATAAGCTTGTTAATGAGATGTACCTATTACACCAACAAAACCCGGATTTGAACATATATGATTTACCTGCTCTCCATTCTCTAATGAAACAAGCAGAAGAAGAGAAGAGAAAACAACAAGGCTTATAATAATGGCACTTACTCCCGAAGAACGTGAGGAGATAACGAGACAGTTCAGGGGTTCTGGTACTGGTTCTTTGTCTGCTATACAAGCATCTGTACCTCAGTATGGTGTACTACAATCAACAGGTGCTGAAGCACTTGGTGACATATTTGGCGCAGACACAACGAGAGTTGCAGACTTCCGTAAAGCACAGGAAGAGAAGCTACAGCAATTCAACCCACAACACGCAGGAAGATTCTTAGAGTCTGAGCAGAAGCTCGACTGGTGGAAAGAGAAGGCTAGTCTTAATGCTATGAATACAGTAGCCCCAATGCTGGGCTTCACTGTGGGTAATATTCTTAAAGCCATGCCGCATCCTGTAGCTAAGGGCTTGGGTAGTCTAGTTAATTATGCTACCTTTGCCACAACCTACAATGCTAACCTTGGTGATACTATTGAAGAGCACCAGCGTATAGCAGGCAGAGAACTTACTGTTGCTGAGAAAACCAAAGCGGCCTTGGTTGCCGGTGGTCTTACTTACTTAGACACCTTAGCTCCTATCAAAGGTGCAAGTGCCACGTCTAAGGCATTAGCTAAGTCTTTCGGTAAAGGTGGTGTTAGTACTGCTAGAGCTAACCTAACTAAACTAGTCAATACTAGCAGAGACTCATTACTTAAGCAGGTAGGTACTGGTGCTAAGTTCGGTGCTAAGTTAGTCGGTACTGAAGCTGCAACTGAGGCAGCTCAGAAGGCAATACAAATAGGTACTAGTGTTGACCCGTCTATACTAGGTACTTCTGAAGGCGCACAAGACATCTTTGAAGAGGCGTTAATTGCTGGTCCTACTGCTGGTATGATTGGTGCACCGGGTGCTATAGGCGAGGCACGTTCTACTAATAGGGATTTAAGTACTGCTAGAAGACTTGCCAAGGGATTCAACATAGACCAACTAAGGAATGCTAGTCCTACTAGTACAGAAACTGTTGGTGGTCTTATTGATTTACCAGAAGGCAGGGGCTACACTCCGGGAGTACAACAAACTTTCAATGAGGGCGCTGCGCTTCTTAAGAAGTACACCAATTATGACATAAAGGAAGGTACTAAATCTCTTCTTGAGGGTACAACACTTAAGCCGTTGTCTCCTATTATTTATGATGTACGTAATAAAGCAAAGACAGGTGCAGAATTCCATGCAGCTAATGAAATATTCCAAAGCATTTCTCCTACTGGGACAGGAAGTCGTGAGAAAGGAACAACAAGCAACTTCGACAGTGTAAGAGCTGTTAAGTCAGGTACATATTTAAAAGACGTAGTTAATATAATTAACAAGTACTCTAACAAACGTATGGGCCTAGGTGACTTTGGTCGTAACATAGACCCTAGTATCAGTGCTTATATTATTGCACGTCTTGAGCATAATCCTAAGAAACCAGAAACTGTTGCAGCTCTTAATGCTGCTGCTAAGAATGTGGATGCAGCTACTAGAGCAGGCATTGATGTAGACGCAGGTAAGGATGGTCTTATAAGAAAGGCACTGAACACAGCACAGAAAGACTTGAAAGAAGCTGGTGTTCCTATAGGATTTGTAGAGAACTACTTACATCGCCCTGTCAGTGCTGATGCTGTTAAACAAGACACTGAAGGTTTTGTAAGCAGTCTTATGGCATCACGTGCACGCGCTATTAGAGAAGGTAAACTAAAGGAACACTTCACACCTGCAGAGCTTGCAAAGGGTGCTGTTAAAAAGTGGGCTGATGGTATTGCACAAGACATTATAAATGGTGTTGACCCTGACCTTATAACGGCAAGAGAATTACTAGGTAAAGAGCAAGAGTTTGAAGGTACTAAACGTAAGGACTTTGAGAAGTCACGTAGTTCTGCTTGGGAACACTTAGATACTAAGTACAGAGAACGTAGTGTAGATAAGGTTCTTACTGGCTACCTGTCAAAGGCTGCTGTAAGAGTTGCTTCTGCTACAGCCTTTGGTTACAAGGCTAAGAAGCTAAGGAAAAACATTGAGACTCTTTCTAAGAAGAGAGGTGACAACTCAACAGCTATAAACCAAGAACAAATTAATAAGATTTATGATGTGTATGATGCTGTTCATAATATATATAAAAGACCAACAACAGAGAAAGAACAGAACTGGAGAGCACTTTCTAAAATAGCAACAGGTGTAGGTGCTTTCACACACCTAGGTATGGCAACTCTATCTTCTATAGTGGAGCTTGCTTGGATTGGTGAGCGTGCTGGCTTCGGTAACATGCTGGCTACTCTTCCTAAGGCACTTAGTTATACTGTAAAGGGCATATACAGAGGAGCTTCAGGTAAACACATAGAACCGGGAGAAGGTGCTCAGGCACTTGCGTTACTTGGTTACAACTTAAACCCTGAAGTCAATGAACGCTTAGACCAGTTGTTCTCTACTGATAAAAACAAACTATTGAATATGTACTTCCGTAGCCCGTTAGGTGGTTTCCTTACACAGTGGACTAACTTCAACAGGAACTGGGCAGCTCAGGCTATGCTAAGTAACATCAACAGCAGAGCTAATGGTCTTATTAGAGGTAACATATCAGACATCGAGAAGAGAAGACTTGAGAACGAGCTTCACGAGAATGGAATTAGTATTGATACCTTTAACCAACTGACTAACTTGGCACGTAACGAGGAAGGAAAGGTTCGTATTGATATTACAAACGATGCTTTCCTTGATGCTGTTATTACAGCTAATGGTAAAGAAACTACAGTGAGAGATGTGCTTATACCTTGGTTACATAAGGTTGTTGATGATGTAGTAGTAACTCCTAAAGCTACTAACAAACCTTTATGGATGTCTAATCCTAACTACGCTATCATAGCACAGCTTAAGACTTTCCCTATTGTATTTGGTAATACTGTTGTTAAGAGATTACTTAGGAAGTTAAATCCTAAGCAGTGTACTCCTGATTATGGTGCTGCTATTGGTGTGGTAGGTGCGCTTGCTGCTTCATACGCTCTGGTACACCTAGGTGAAATACTTAAGGACGCAATCAGAGACGAGGACCATGAGTCCCCTGCATTCTTAGAGACTATAGACAGAGCAGGTCTTACAGGTGCTCCGGGTATGGTCTTTGGTTCTGGTAAGTATGGTGATGCTGCATCTTCATTGATGGGTGTAAGCTTTGGTTTCATAACTAAAGCATTAGAAGATGTCATCTCTCCTTTGTGGTCTGGTGATGCAGAGGTTGACGTCAGTGATAACCTTATTGAATGGTTGGGTGAAAGCCTTGACTCTTCTATGGGTGCTGCGGGTATACACTTCAAACCTTTTGGAGGAGATGAGTAATGGCTTGTGGAACTAATATTGTACCGGGGTTTGATGACTCTAATAAGATTAAAGACCACGGGCTAGAGGTTAAGATTGAGCAGGAGATAAATGCTTTTCATGGCTCTCCTGAGAGGAATATAATTAAATTCAGCACAGACAAAATCGGAACAGGAGAAGGTGCTCAGGTTTTTGGGTGGGGTTTGTACTTCACTGACAGTGAGGGTATAGCTTCTAAGTATGCTGACCAACACCTAACAAGATTGTCTGATTCACTAGCTCCTCAAGATTTCATAGACGATTATTTCAAAAACACAGGGTTTCCTGTTAACGCAAAAACCCTAGATGACGCTGCTAAGGAATTCATATCTCGTAAAAGACCAGACACATCACAGGGTTTCAGGAACAAAATGGATGATGCTGCTGCTCTTATTCGTGAAGGGTACATTCCTAAGCAGGGTGGTGCTGTATACTCGGTTACCATCAAAGCAGGTAAGTCTAATTTGTTATTATGGCACGTGCCTTTAAACAAACAACACCCTGATATACAGAATACAATCAAGAATATAATTAAGCGACACAGGTTAAGTATAAAAGGTGAGCAGTATGGTTCTGACTTGTATCAGACACTGGCGAGAGTACTAGGTCCTAAGAAAACATCAAAGTACTTACTGTCGTTAGGAATTCGTGGTATTAAATATAATGCCGACACAATATCAGGTAACTTCTCCAGCAGTTCTAAAAACTATGTCGTGTTCGATGAGCGTCACGTTGCTATACAACAGCCTTAAGTAACTTCTGTAAGTTGACAAGACACAGCTTACTTGCTCTGTTGTCACCGCCCATTACAGTGTAGGGCTTCATCTCTTCTATTATAGAGCGTAACTTCTCGACAGGGAACATGAGACTACACTGCAACTCTCCATCCTTCACTAGATTGTGTACCCATACGTCAGCTTCGGTTGACGTTAGTCCTGAGGGTTTGCCATAACTCTCTACCTCAATACAGATGTTGCCTGTGGTTACCCACTTGTCACGCTCTGTCTTTATTTCTGCTGTCTTAGCACCTGAGAACAGCTCGTCTATGTGCTTCTCCCATTGCTGACCAAACTCTAGGTCAACGTCAAACTTCTTTCTACCTTCCCAGTCTTCTGCTTTATTCAGTGGCATCTTATAATCCTATGATTGGTTGTTGCGAATATGTAATACTTCCTTCTACTGCCCAGAACTTCCGAGCACGTACCATTACAATCTGTTTGTCATTATTATAGTACCTACCCTCGGCTGCATCTAGCACGGCCTTGATGTAGTTGTCTATGTCTGCATTATTATCACAGTATTTACCCTCGGCTGAAGCCTTGCGTTTCTTAGACCAACTCTTAGCCATCTGCACGTGGAAGTCTACCTTCACATACAATAGCTCGTCACTAGGTGTCAGCGCATAGCTGTCAAGGATTGCTTCTAGTTCGTCTCTGAATCCTTTATACTTCTTAGGAAAGTATGTTCCCCAGCGTGTAACTCTAGCACGTGATGCTGGTACTGGTGCTATATGGAAGGTTGCCTTATGCACCATAGTATTCATCCCATCCTCTGTTGTGTGTCTTAGGCTTATCTGGTGGATTACCTATGTTACCTCTATTGTCACATACATTCTCTGGTGGATAGTGCATACCCTCGCTATAACTAGGGTGTCCTTCAAACATATCATCCAGTTTCTTATTGTAGTCTCTATGTTGTTTACATAATAACAGCTCTTCATCAGTCAACAACAATCTATCTAACACCTCGTTAAAGGTGTACAGCCCTTGTTCAGTCATCTTTATTCTCCTGTCTTTTCCAGCATTCAACTATCTGGTCAGCTATGTAAGCACGTGATGTGCCTGTTGGGTATTCGTGTGACCAGTTTGATGCCATCTTCATTGCGTTGGCGTGTGTCTTAGCCTTGGACTTGGTAATGTAATACTCTTTGTACCTGTACTTAATTCTGTTTATTAATTCTTTAGTCATTACTTCCTCCAGTCTCTTTTCCAGAACGGTCTACGTGCTGTTGTATTTCTAACCTCTCGGTTACGAGCCTTATCCCTACGTAATTTATGATAAAGCTCGGATGTTTTGTCTGTCTGTACTAGGTTCTTCTTCACAATATAGTAAACGAAAGTAAGAACATATACACCCATATTGTAAGAGCGAGTCCTAGTACAAAGTTAATCACAGACCTAGCCAGCTACCTGCTAACATAAGCATTACAATACCTACAAAAACAACTAGACTAGTCTTTGTTTTCAATAGCTTCATAAGTTCATCCATCTTTCTTACCTCTTCAGTTGTTGTCGCTACTTCAATGGTCTCTGCGTCAGCGACTTTCCACAGTTTCCTTGTTAGGTTGCTCACTCTTTATCACCTTCTTCATCAGTTAAGTCTACCATCTCACATACGTTACCGGTACAAGCTAACGTCTTGGTGCTGGTTGTTGTGTCTGTCAACTCGTACTGACTAATCAGTGACCAGTCGACAGCCTTAGGCATCTTCTTAAGCAGTGCCTTGTAGTCTGCTTTACTACAGTCTTCATAAGGTGCTTGTTGGTACGTGTGGTCTGAGTGTGGTAAGAAAGACACACCACTTACCTCGTCAAAGTGTTTGTACACCCACGCACCTACTTCCATCCACTCGTGTTCTTTAACAGACACAGTAACAGATGGCTTGTGTTCACAGTAATGTCTCTGGTACGTTAGCCACAGCTCCAGTTGCTCGAGTGCTGTCCTGTCATCTCTAAGCACAGCGCCTTTAGGTGCTTCCATAGGGAACGTAAACACCTTAACACTGTCTGGCTTCATAACGTCAGCCTCGCAAGGGATGCCTTGGTCTTCCATCAACTGTGCTATAGGGTCTTTAGCATCAGCCCTTACTCGTCTTAAGTAGTAGTCGTTATGTCTTGAGTGAATACCACTGGCGCTGTCAACTAACTGACTGACTGTACCACTTGGTTTAATAGCTGTAATGGAAGTTGATTGGTTAATCCCCAGCTTCTTAGCCCACAACTTATTAGTGTCTACTGACTTCTGTCTCAGTATTGCTAAGTAGTCTGTAAGCTCGTGAGTAGTTGTGTTCATAAAAGTATTGTCCATAATACCCGTAAGGCTGACACCGAGTAGCGCCTCTTCTTCTGTGTTATGTTTCCATTTCGCACGTAAACGCTTGAGGTTGGTCAAAGATGACTGGAACGTACCCAACATAGTAGCTAGCCTAATCTTCTCTAGAATCGAATCCTGTGTATCCTCAGCTCTAACGACACACTCAGTGAGGTTACAGAACTGCCCGTCTCTTAGTATGATTTCACTACAAGGGTTACAACCAAAGTGGTGGTCAGTGTCTCTTCTTCCTACCCTAGCTACCTGCTTGACCGCCGCCTCTCTGTTAAAGATACCACGTTCACCAGACTTAGACTCATATAAAGACAACCACTCTTGCATAAAGCTATTCATATTAGGCTTCTCAGTGTAACACACGGAGTTGTTAGCAAGAGCCATCTCAGGTGTGTCTTGCCACCACTGTCCAGACTTAGCGTGTCTCATGCGGTCATCCGTAAGGTTAGACAAACTAATAAGTGCTGAACGTCTTACACCACCCACTACCACTACCTCTGCAATCTTACACATAAGGCGGTGGCACTCATAGCTAGTCAGTGTGCGTCCTTCAGCTTCCTTGAATAGGTGTACGGTAAAGTTAAACAAGTCCTCAAGAGGTGCTGGTCCACTTGCTCTGCCCCCGAAGGTACTAAGGCGAGCGCCTTTAGGGCGTATCTTGGTTAAGTCCCACGATGGAATCCTACCGTTGTACAAGAACCCTATTAACTTACTGAACGCTGTCTGCCAACCTTCCTTTGAATCAGACACCACTATTAGATTCTCAGGTGTGTCAATCAACCCACCAGGAATCCTTGGTAGTTTGTTAATGTGTTGTCTTTCTACACTAAAGCCTACACCTGTGCCGTGCATCAGGATGTATAGGCACTCATCAAATGCTTTGGGATGGTCAACACTTAGGTACGCACAGTTATAACCAGCGATGTGGTTCTTCTCTAGTGCTGGTCCTGCTGTCATTAACGCTCTCATACTAGGCATAATGTCTAGGTTAAGAACTGCTTGCTCTAGTTCCTTGCGTGTAGTAGGTGTAAGCGTGTACTCAGTGTTCTCACTAAGGTGCTTATCCATAAAGTCAAAGTAACGTGCTACTGTCTCTGACCAGTTCTCTCTTCTGTTCTTCTCCGGTAGCCATCGAGCGTAGCGAGATAGGGCTATGAAGTTTTGGTAATCTGTTGGTAGGTTGTTCATTTCTTTCCTTTTATAAATTCAATTTCAATCATAGGCTCGCCGTTCTCGTCTGTGTACTGGTAGTACACAAGCTCCCCTCTGTTGTGTTGTGCTATAGCATCGAGCAAGCCTTCTCTGTATGCTGTCCTATAAGTCCAGTAGTTAAATGCCGCACCTAAAGCAACCCAAGCTAAACTAATTAGTATGTATTCCATCCGCTTTCCTCAAAATCCTCTAAGAATCTGTCTCTCTTCTCAATCAAACGCTTTTCAAAAGCATTAAGAAGCTCCTCTGGTTCAAGCTCAAGCTCCTCACATATGAGACACACATCATATGTGGAAGCTATAAACTCTTTTAGTTCAGGCAGTTGCTTCAAAAGCTACCACCTATGTTATCAACATAGTAACTAGTAATCTTACCAGTCTGTCTAGCACTTATGGAATCATAACAGTGTTCTTTATAACCACAAAAGGCACAGTTCATGCACAACCTCTCCTCGCCTGTCTTCTTACTGAACGTGGTAGCATTAGCAATCCTCATGGGTGGTGTGTCTGACTCCATCTTGTCTTTAAGTTGTAGTATGTGTTGGTCAACACTACGGTCAAGCTCTTGCTTACATAACTTAAGGGTTGACTTGTTCTTGTTAAGTGCTAAGAAGTAGCCTGACTCCCTGTTGTCTGTCTTACCATACGCACTAAGTTGTTTTACATAACCGAAAGCATCGTCTTTAATACCATCCGCTGCAAACTTATTGTCCCAGCTCCATGCACTTGCTGTCTTAATGTCTACTAGTTCACCATCAATAGTGCAGTCCTGCGAACCTAGGATGCCCTCAACCTCGTGCTTCTTCTGTTGCTCTGTCACCTCGTGACCAGCTAACTTAACAAGTGCAACAAGTATAGCCTCGAGCACGTGACCCTGCAAGAATGTAAGGTATACACTGCCTTCTATTTCCTCAGCCTCGTAGCCCTTTACATTGTACCACTGAGCACGTTCACACCTGCCTATGCCAGACATACGTAGCTTACGCTTGTCTTCATATGGCTCGAACGCCTGCACCATTGCTTCTTCCACTTCTTTTCCTGCTTGTGCAGCGATGGTCTTTAGGTCTCCGGAATAATCCTTTGTCTTTAGAACATCATATACATCCTGTACTACTGTGTTAATTGTCTTCATCTTCTTCCTCTCTTATTGTAATCTCTATCAAACGGTTCAAATACCATTGTGCTTTCTTTAGGTCTTCTAATCCGTTCTTAAACTTATACCTTGTTATGTATTTTATCACATTCCCTTCATGGTAACTTAGTTGCTTTGCTTCTATGTATTCAATGCAACTTGCACCACCTTGGTTGTAATGGTCGGGGTTAATGTTATCCTTCATGCCTAGCCTCATAATACCCAGTAGCCCACATTATGTGTTGCTTGCGACCGCTCCTCCCTTTTAATTTCCTGTCATCTATTTTTATAAGTCCCTTGTCTTTTAAGGCTCTGTACCTTGCGGTCACCGAACTGTAACTGTAATCAGAAAGCTCTTCTCTAACATCATCAGATATACAACCTTCCTTTCTATGCTTTGATATTACACTTAGCACAATATCCTCCATTTTTGTTACATCTCCTAATGAATAAGCAGCTTCCTTGCTTGTGTCAGTACCATCAGCCCTATATAGTTTTCTAGTGTGTTCCATCCCAGCTCCTCGCTATTTTATACTCTCCAGTTATTGGACAGTTTAGTTTGTAATAATCAGTAGTACTTTCCATTGCTTCAACAACCAACTTACCTATGGCATCTGCATCCTCGGGGTCACACTCTATTTGTATCTCATCGTGTATGACACCAAGTTGCTTGTACTCTAGGTGCGTGGCTATGCTATGAAATATAACCCAAGCACGCTTAGCTATAATACTACCAGCACTTTGTAATAAGAAGTTAAGTGCTGAGTGAGGACTGCGTACATAAACCTTACGCCCATCAAGTGTATTGATATGTCCTCTCTTAGCTGCATACTCAACTCCCTTCCTTAACTTTGCAAGAGCAGGTGTGTTAGCTAGGAAAGCTTCCTTAACTTCTGCACCTTCCTCCTTTCCACCGCCCACAATACCACCAATAAGAACATCCCCACCTCCATAAAGGTAAGCGTAGATGAACCGCTTGGCCTCGTCTCTTGTTGCTAACCCTGCTGCTGCTTGGTTTGCTGTATGGATGTCACCACTCAGTATCTCTTGAGTGTAGTTGTCATCCTTCATATAGTGAGCTAAACATCTAAGCTCTAGGCCGCTTAGGTCAGCACCTACCAGCACCTTACCTTCTGGCACAGTGAACAAGCTACGCATCTCACTACCATACTCCTTACCACTGGCTGTCACCTGCTGTAGGTTAGGCTTACTGCTGGACATGCGATGTGTTACTGTTCCCATCGTATGTACCCTAGAGTGTATGCGTCCTGTCTTGTGGTTGTACTCATCAAGCCAAGACTTCACTTGCCCCTGTCTCTTTTGTAGCATCAAGTATCTCCCGATAAGCTGTGCTTCTGGTATGTCCACGTCCTTGAGTATTGTCTCATCAACCTTGGGCTTACCTGTCTCAGTCAGTTCAGTGGGCTTCCATCCATAATGTTGCAGGTGTCTAGCTATCTGTTGTCTACTACCTAAGTTGAACTCAGGGTATGCCCAGTAACCGTACTCTCCTGCTTCATTAGTGTGACACTTAAGGGCTACTTCCGCAGCGTATGCTTTAGTTCTCGTGTTGTCTTTCTTAAACCTTTGAGCAACCGGTTGTTTGCTACGCCAGACAGGCAAAGGTTTGAACACTGCTTGGACAGTTCGTTCAGCCTCTCCCAAGTCTGCGTTAATCTTTTGTAAGAGCCACCCTGCTCCTTTGAAGTCGAAGAACCACCCTGTTTTTTCTTGCTCACTACAGTACTCCTTTATTTTGTATTCTAATTGCAAAGCATCCTCGCTCAGCTTCTTCTGCTTCAGTAGCTTGTATAAACTAGTAGTTATTTCAACGTCTCTTATACAGTACTGTAACATCTCATCAGTAAACTTAGACCAGTCGTTATAGTCACCCTTAGGGAACTCGAAGTAATCACCCCAAGCCCTGAGAGAATGGCCACCATCACGTGCTGGCTTGTCAAGCTGGCTCATTACTAAGGTGTCCTCGACAGTAACACCATCAAAGTTAACACCTAATAGCTTCTTCAGCACCGGCACGTCATAGCCAATACCGTTGTGAAAAGCTATAACATCTACCTCAGTAGCAAGCCAAAGCTTAAACAAACCAAGTGTGTCCTTGTAGAAACTAGTAACCTCTTTAGTATCTACATTCTGCACAACAATACACCAGACAACGCTTGGGTCTAGGCCATCAGTTTCTATGTCACAACTAAAAGTTCGCATCTGAATTACCCACTTCTGGGTTGTGTCCTTTCTCCAACCGGCCTGTTAGTATGTTAAAGAACGCCCAGCCACCCTCGCCTGTCTGACCAGTACGTCTAAGCTTAGGTACTCGTATTCTAGTTGCATTCCTTGTGTACTCATCCTCGCTTAGCTTGTCCCGACTAAATAGGATGTTAGTATGGCACGCTTGTGGTATTGCTCCACTACCTTTCACGTCATACTCGCTGATTTTATGTGGATGACTACCATCATCAGGCTTCCTTGTGTGTGTACTCAGTATGACTGTGGCCTTGGTCTCTTTACATAACTTAATAAACCTGTCCATCACCTCTTCCACGTTCTCATTGCTCAAGTTCTTAATGGCTGTATGTAAAGGGTCTACTAGTATTACTGAACAACCCAGCCCCTTAACAAAGTACCTTATCTTAGCAAACATCTCGTCCAAGTCTATACTACCACCACCATCATTATGTAGCTGAACCTTCTTACCAAAACCAATGTCAATAGCTTCATCCATAATCGTATCTACGTCCAGCTCCTCTGGTTTCAGTAGTTGCAGGTTGTCTCTGGTGTGTACACTTACTACCTTTCTAATTGTCTCGTCAATATTATCCTCCACCATAAAGCAACCAATCCTTTCCTTTGTCTCTGTTGCAAAGTGGTATATCAGTTCATTAAGAATAGTAGTCTTACCTATACTAGTATGTGCAATGATGGACACTAGCTCTCCCCTAGCAACACCACCTCTCATCATCTCGTTCAAGTTACCGAATGATTCTGGTAGTGGTATTAGTTCTGTGTCTTTATACTTAAGAAGTGCTTCTCGCATGTCATCAATAGATGCTACTCCACTTACAGTATATTCTTTAGCATCATTCCACCACTCATCATAGAAGCACTTGCTATCCCCGCTACTTAGGTAGTCACTTGCGTCCTTGTGTTTAGCAAGTGTTAATACCTTACACTTATTCGGGCCTAGTATTGGTGCTACCTTGCTGGCCGCATCCCTTCCCGCTTCGTCATTATCAAAGCACAGTACTACAGTCTCGAAAGAATCAAGCCATTCTATATTAGCTTTTATATTGTCTACACAATTAGCACCGTTGTTGACTGATACAACAGGCCACCTGCTACCAAACATCTCGAAGGCGGCCATAGCGTCCAGCTCTCCCTCGCATACAGTAACGAAAGCTCCACCACTTCTGAACAGGTGTTGTCCAAACAGTAAGTTGTCTTTACTTGTGTCACCCCCACCGAAGAACCTTTTATTGGCTACAAGTCTTGTCTTAATACCAACATGCTCTCCCTTCTTATTGTGGTAAGGGTAGTGGTGTTTAATGATTGTGCCTTGCGCATCCTTCTCCGCTTTAACCTTATACTTCTCCAAGGTTTCAGCTCTTAGTCTGCGGTCTGGTAGGCTATAGTACTCACCTCTATAGTCGTGTATCCAATCACCATCTGGTTTATCTTTTGGTGGTGTGGCATTGATTACTTCTGATGTGTCTAAGTTAATCTTACCGTGTTTCTTGCATCCATAACAGTGTGTCTGTCCATCTGAGTACACTGTTAGGTTGTCTTTTGATGTGTCCCTGCCTACCTTAGCACAGTCTGGACACTGCTCCTTACGGAGTATGTAATTGCTCATGTCTCTTCCCTTTAATGATTAAAAGGGCTACCGAAGTAGCCCAAATGTGGATGTTTAGAACTCTGATGGGTCGTAGTCCGAAGCCCCTTCAGCTTTAGACTCAATCCGGATACGTTCTAGGTAGGTGTAAGCATCATAAGGTGCTTTTCCCTGCTTCACTAGCATCGTAACTGAATCACCGAACAGAGACAGTTGATTAATATCCACCTCCTCCTTGTCCACGTTATAAACCTTGGGTGCACCAAAGTCTACCTTGCGTTTAGCAGTGATTTGCTTAACGCCTTTGTACTCAGACAGTTTCAGACCTGCTTTCTCAGCAACCTTAGCACCTTCCTTATCTAGTGCTACGGTTAGGGAATACTTCTCATCCCCTTTGTAATTGTCTGGTTGAGTAACGTGATTAAATACCACATCACCTGTTAAAGCTAAGTAATCGCTCATAGTTGTAACTCCTATATATTATTAACATTCAGCAACCCTCTTGGGTTACACACCTAGTGGTTAATACCACTAAATTAGTACAGCAGAAAAAGGAAGTTTAATTCATAGTGTCTGACAAACACAATAAAAACTACTGTACTAACTTAGTAATACTATAGCTACCATACTAAGCATTACTCTGTTGCTGTAATACTATTATGTAGTATCTAATAGTAATCATACAACAGAACAAACTTAGTATAGAAGCTAAGAAAGTATCAATATTATAGCATACTTTTGCTAAGTTGTAGAGCTTGAATTGAATGCTTCATCATGCTCTTTCTTGTATTCATCAGTCTGCATATACATTCGTACCCACTTGATGGATGTATCCATACCCTCTTCCGTGAATGGTTCATCTTGTAGTGCTTCCTGCATAGGCTCATACAGTTCTCTTTTTACCTTACCCATCTAGACCTCCTGTGTTGCCACCTAATGTCCTTGTTATGACATCTTCGCGCTCTCTCTCGAGCTTCTTAAGTCTGCTGATGCCCTCTGAAACATCTGCTTCTATGGTTTCTATGGCCCTGTTTATACGAACCAAGTCTGCTGCTAATTGCTGTGTCCATGTACGTGCTTCACTCATTGTTGTTTCCTCTTATTATTTAAATTCATTAAGACTATGTTCCCTGTCGTTCTCGTCTTCTGTCTTGCATCCCTTAGACTGTAGCCACTCATCCCTTTGTTGCTGGCGGTAACGCATTAGGCTACTGGCTTCCTTGAACGACATCCTTACCCCGTTCCTGTCCTTACTTCCCGAGCCGTCTGGACTACCATCCATGTAGGATGGGTCTATAGGTATTCCCATTACAACTGTTGCTGGTTTGTCTACCCAGTCATTACGCGTACCGTACCCACGCCTGCGTTGGTTAGCTTGTAGTGGGCTGTATATAGTCTCAACATCTGAATGCTTAGTCAATCT